CAAACGAAGAAACACCCTATGTGTGGACTGATATTATTGATCGGTGTCCTATAACTTATCAATTTTTTAGAGATGTTTTTCCTTATAAATCATATTATCGGTTAAGATATATGCTATTAGAGCCTCATGGTTTTATTACTCCTCATCGTGACAGCTTTGATTCTAAACTATCACCAATTAACATAGCCTTAAATCATCCTAGAGGATGTAAAATGAAAATGCAAGGACATAAAGGATATGTGCCTTTTGCACCTGGAAAATCATTACTATTAGATGTAGGAAACATTCATGCGTATTTTAATGACAGTTATGAAGAAAGATATCATATAATAGTACACGGGATAAAAACAAAAGAATTTGAAGAATTAGTAGAACGTAGTTATGCGAAAAATGGGATTAAATAAAGATTATGTAGTTGGTATTTATAATGATACTACGTTTTCTAGTCATATGACTAAACCAGAAAAATTAAAAGAGTTAACTGAATTTTTTACAAGATTCAAATATTTTGGACCAATCATTACAGCAAATTCTGTAAATGCAGTTCTAGATAAGGCTCTTACACATGATGTCAAATATTGTATTGTACAAGCCACAGGACACATAATTCAAGAGGCTGCATTTTTTCGTCACATCGAAAAATGGATTGAAAAACAGAATTTTTTTGTTACTGGGCATATTATGGATAAAAACAAACCCAATAAAAATAATCCAAAAGGCGAAAAAGGTTATTATGGATTACACAAACAATGTATGCTAGTTAACTTAGACTACTATAAAAAATTTGATAAACCAGTGTTTGGAAATAAATCATCAACTAAAGAAGAAACAGTTGTAAAAGCTATAAGACATTCAAAAGATATTCATGATGATTACACCCCATTATCATTAAGACCTACCGAAGAACTTACTATTTGTACTCCATTAGTCGATGGATGGAATTTTATAAATGTTAGTTTAGAAAACGAATTAACTGTGTATAATTTTCATCCAAAGATAAGAGAATCGAAACAATACATCTATCCTTCAACAAGTGCTGAAGATTTAGCCACCCAACTTAATTGGATACAAAATATTGTAGAGTACGCACCTACTTGTGTGTTTTTATGGAATACTGAAAATTATCTTGACCTAAAATACATTAAGTTAAAAAACCCAATCAAAAAACTTTACAGCGTTGCTGCAAGTTTTAAGCCTAATATGATTCTTAATACTTTTGGATTTAGAGACGATACAGAGGTAGTCTTTTATGATTATAGCAAACCAGCGCTAGCTTTTAAAAAATTACTTCTTACACATTGGGACGGCACTGACTACCCTAGTTTTATTTCTTGGGCTTTATCTAAGTATAATTTTAGTGAGACAGGAGGAGCAGGAACAGAAACTATGACTAGACAAGAATTGTGGGAGAGGGAAATAAAAGCCTGGGGATCTGAAAAAAATATACAGGAACATTGGATCAGGTATAAAAAATTAAAACACTCTTATGTTCATGTTGATATTTGCGAAAACCCAGAGAAGATTACAAGACTGATTACAAATGAAGAAGATAGTATGATATGGTGGAGTAACGCTTTTCACACAGTTAACGCTCAATACGTAAGAGGTTTACACGGGGTAAAAGATTGTTATAATAAGTGGTTAGAAAATATAAATGAAAAGAATCCAAACATATGGATTTTAGGTAAAGATTATTTAGATAAACCCGTTGAGGGCGATACATTAAAGGAGTATTTAAATGGAAATAGATAAATTAAAATTATTCACTACAGAAGAAGATGTTAAAAACTATGCAAAAGTAAATGGGTATGGTGATAAAGGAACTACTAATTTAGTAAATCAGTGGAAAGAATTAAAAACTGATAAAATAGAGAAAAAAGTAAAAAAAGGATCTAAAAAATTTGGAATCTTTAATGAAGAGACGATTGCAATCAAAGATGAAGATTAAATTTATAAATGAGTTTTACGTATAGATATTTAAAATTTAGACTTAGTAAAGATTTACTAAATGAATGCAAAACTTTAGCTTATTATAATTATGCGGATAGAGATCTTAAAGAAGCAATAACTGCCTGTGCTATAAAAAGCCCTGATGGTATGCCAAATAATATGTATAAAATAATACCTGATACTTGTGATCAATACAGATTTACATCTATCGCAGGATCTATACCTAATATTATAAAAGAAATAAGTAGATTCGAATGTCCAACAGCTAGAATCCGAATATTAAAACAAGAACCCCAGGATAAAACACCAATACATATTGATGAAGAAAACTGGGGTAATCCTGTAGAAAAACATTTGAGAATATGGATAGCTATAAATCATAACCCAAACTTTATTTGTATTTTTGGTAAAGATGAGATTTGTTTAGAGGCTGGACAAGGAGTAGTATTTAATCCAGATACTCCTCATGGTGCAAAAAATTTAGATGAATTTGAAGCGAGATACTCGCTAAATATAATTGTTAAACCTAACAAATGGTTAAAAGAGAATACTATTGAACATTGATTTCGGAACTGCGTTCCACAAACCAAACGGAAATGCTGTAAAAGTTACAGTAAATGAATTTAGAGATCAACTATATTTACATATTAGAGAATATGCAATGGATGGAGATACGGGTCAATGGTATCCAACAAAATCTGGTTACTCTATGCCTGCTGATGAGGTAAGTTCTTTAATACCTCTACTCAGTCAAGCAGGAGAAGAAGTAGCAAAAAGATTTACTTGGAGTACACAACTTGAATTAGAATTGGAGAAATAATGAGTATAAAAGCATGGAATGATGAGCAAGAAGCAGAGCTAATTAAAATGTATACTGAAGAAGGAATAAAAGACGTATACGAATTAGCTTCACACTTTGCTAAAGGTTATAGAAGTGTTATAAGTAAATTAGTACAATTAAAAATTTACGAAAAACCTGAAATAAATGAGGAAGATAAAAGTCAAACAGTTAAGGTAATGTTAAGAGAGTTAGAAGATATACTTAATATTAGAGTAGACGGAACAAATCTTAATAAAAAAGAGAATTTAAGTATATTATTAAATTCAATTAAAGAGAGAATTAGTTGAAAATAGATACGACTAAAGAATGGCAAAAACTATATGGAGAAATTGATTCTGAACCAGAAAGATTCTATGAATGGATGCTTTGGAAACTAAAACAAGAAAAATTACACAATGAATATCCTGATGGTTACAATATTAAATGGAGAGAGGCAGAAGTGAATAATTATATCTACGAATCACCCGACAAAGGTAAAACAATCTATAAAAGAAAACCAGGAGAAACTGAGAGAGAATTAGTGACTGAGAGAAAGACTATAATAAAAGATATGGTAAACCATCCACCACACTATAATAAGGGTATAGAAACTACTGATTACATCAACTCTTATGATATGGGATTTTCGCAAGGAAATGTTATTAAATATGTTACTAGGTATAACTTAAAACATGATGATTTGAGAAAACAAAGAGAAGATTTAGCAAAAGCTAAATGGTATTTAAATGATTTAATTGTAGAGCTTGAAAAAAAGATTAAATGATTGAGTATTTCAAAAATGATTGGAAACAAACAGAAGAAGATTCTCATGTCATAAAGTGTATGAAAAAATCTTTTACAATCCTTGATGTAGGTTGTGGGTTTAATCAGTATAAAAAATTCTGCAGTAAAAGACAGTCATTTTTAGGGATTGATATAGTTAATGAAAATGCAGATGAAATCTGTGACATCATTGATTTTAATAATAGCGTATCTTATGACTTAATAATTTGCTATGGTTCGATCAACTTTTATAATAAAGAATGGGTCGATATTAGAATGAAAAAAGTATTTAGTTTACTCAGTAAAGATAGGGGATCAAGAGTATGTATGAAAGTAAATCCAGGACATCCTCATGCCGATGGAACCATGCTAGATTTTTTTCCATGGTCTATGAAGTATGCTCAAGAGCTTTCAGCTAAATATAATCTGTCTGTTGAAAATTATAGAGAGGGTTCGTTAGGAAGATTCAAGTTTGATTTTGTGAGATATAACTATTTACAACAAGAGGATATTCATAATTTCATATGATTGAATTACTTTTTGGGGTAATTTACGGAATAATAATTGGGATAATACCCTCAGCTGGAGCTACAACAGGTTTGGTAGCTCTTTTTGGTTTTATACATTTATTTTCTGACCCTTACTCTGCTATAATATTTATAATGGCTGCAGTTGCTGCATCAACAACTGCCGATACCTTTACTTCTGTTTTATTAGGGATACCAGGAGCAAATTCTTCTGCCGCTACAATACAAGACGGATATCCTTTAGCGAAACGAGGTAAATCAGAACTAGCTCTTTCTGCAGCAATGACCTCTTCAACTTTTAATGGATTATTGTGGGGATTTTTAGTATTTTGTTTTATTCAATATTTTGATTTTATATATTTATACGTAGGATCAAAAGAACTTTGGATAATAACTTTATTATCTTTTTTTAGTGTAATACTAGTATTGGGTAAAAAATGGTATTTAGGACTAATTGGATTAAGTTTAGGAATAATTTTAGCATTAATAGGAACTAACCCCGTAACAAATGTATCGAGAGGCACGTTTGGATGGGAGTATTTATCTGATGGTTTACAACTTATGCCAGTGATTGCAGGAGTATTTGCAATTCCTGAATTGTATGAAGGCTTAAGAGGAAATAAAAAACTAACAAAACCCTCTCTTAAAGAATATAGATTTTTAGGTATTTTATCAGTAATTAAATATAAATGGATATCTTTAAAAGGAGGACTCATTGGGGCTTTTATAGGACTACTACCTGGATTAGGAGGAGCTGTTGCTGATTGGATAGCTTACGGTCAAACAGTTTTAAGCAATCAAAAACAACTAATACCTTTTGGAAAAGGTAATATAAAAGGTGTCATAGGATGTGAGGGAGCTAATAATGCACAAAAAGCTACATCTATGATTACTACACTACTATTTGGAATCCCAGGGGCTCCTTTTGCAGCAGTAATAATTGCTTTATTAATGTATTTAAATATTGAACTAGGAGATCCTTCACTTTTTGAAGATCACAAGTTATTTCAATCAATGTTTTTTGGATTTATTGGAGGAACTATTGTTGTATTCTTTGTTCTTCTTGCTTTTCTCAAAAAAATTTGTTATATTACTAGTATTCCTTTTAATTATTATTTTCCTCCTTTGATATTACTTATCTTATGGAGTTGTGTACAATATACAGGAGGATGGGAAGATTATTTTATATTTACTTTAATATCTATATTTGGAATTATAATTCATAAACTACAAATTTCAAAACCTGCATTAATTATAGGATTTATCTTATTCGAGAGATTCGAGCTTTTAACTATACAACTATTAACGAGATATTTATGAAAATTTTAACTATACTCCTTTCTTTATTTACTTTTTCTGCATTAGCAGATTATACGATGGTCATTCCACAAAAACCAGGAAGCGGTACATCTCAGTGGGCAATGATTGTTGCAAAACACTTGGAAAAGCATTTAGAAGAAAAAATAAAATTTAAACACATCCCAGGTGCAAGAGATATTCCTGGATTCAACAAATTTCACAATGATTTAAGGTTTGATGACAAAACCATAATGGTTTCGCATGGAGGAAATGCAGTTGCTTATTTAACTGAAAATGTAGATTATGATTATAATCAGTATACTGCAATCGGTGGAATGAATCTTACTATAGTGATGGGAAGTAAAGAATTAAAAGATAAAGCTATATTTGCTGGAGGTAGTGGAAATGTACCTGATGCAATGGCTTTAACTTTATACATGTGCGGAAACATGACATTAGACGAATATAAAAAGTGTTTTGATGAAAAAATAGTATTCGTAAAAGGAATGAAACCTGCTGAAAGACGATTAGCTTTTAAAAGAGGAGAGCTAAATATCACAAGAGAAAATCCTGCTGCTTATAAAAAACATGCAAAAGGTGTCGACGTTTTGTTTACTCATGGGGTATATGATTTACAAAAATTTATGCAAGTAGACGATCCTAATCATCCAAGTAAATTATTTGAGATTATTTACTATGTAAGATGGGGGGAATGGCCTTCAAGTGATTTATATTTTGCTTATGATTTAGCAAGAACTTATCGTGATACGTTACAAAAAGTATTTTGGGTTAATAAAAATAATCCTAATATCGAAAAACTTAGAGCAGCACTTCTTAATATGTTACAGGATGAAGAAGCAGTAAAAGATATAACTAAAAAAGTTGGAGTCTATGATTGGTTTATTGGGGCAGATTATATAGAAATGCTTGAAATATTAAATAATATTAAAACTGAGAAAAATTTAAAAAATTTAGTTTGGTTTCAAAAAAATGTTTTAGGATACGATGCAACCGTTAAGTAGGCATAAATATTCTGATACGGTAAAAAACTTCATTAGTAAGTGTAGTGATAAAATTACATTTATATCTTTTAAAGAAGGTCATTGTGGTGGATTAATTTATAGAATACTAGCACACTGTTCTGATAAATACTACTGGCAAGATGATTTTTCTCAAATAGATACTGCACAAACTAATAAGAGACCTTTAGACTGGCCCAACGAAGGTTTTGGGTATAAAGAACAAGCTAATTCTTATGATGAAAAAGGTAATTTTGTACCAAACAAGCCATTAGAACAACGACTTACTGCTTTACATATAGGAGCAATGATATTCTCTGGTATCGATTCTGATGAACACAAGTTATGGGGCGAAAATAAAATGCTCCAAATATTCGCTAAGTATATCAAAAAAGCAAAAAATAAAACTGTTTTATTGAGAACACATGATTTACATGTTCATACAAAATTTCCTAACATACAATCCGTTCGTATTTTTGGTAAAACAACTCCTCATCCAAATACTCAATGGGGATTTAATAATTATGATGTTTTATCTGTAAAAGATAGTAATGTAGTAAATGTTGATATAGATAAAATTTTATCAAAAGACTATCGCACATTTGAAACTGAATATTTTCTAATGTGTAAAAATTTACAAATCAAACCATCACCAATTCCTGTCAGAGGTTATATATTAAACTTTTTAGATAAAATAAATAATTACTCT